GACATCAATTTCTAACTCTGCTTTTGGCTCTTCAGCTTCTACTTCAGGCTCTACAGGCGTTTCTGCATAGTCTTCGGCAGTCTTTTTGCCAGACAAATCAATCTCCACCTCACCAGAATCTTCTACATCTATCAAAGTTTCTTCCTGCTCATCGGGAAAACTGTACTCGACTTTTTGAAAAGGCATTTTTCTTCCTTACGCTCGTGATACACCACGGGGATCTGCTACAACAGCTTCAATAGAATCATCATTCATCAGACGATACTCTACGTCACCAACCTTAAATCTAGTGCCTGAATTGGCACGAAACATCACATAATCACCTTGTTTACACCAAGGGCCGGTAGGAAACCGCTCCTCGTCTGCATAGGCTTGATCGCCCATATCGACCACAAGGCCAATAATAGACATGACGTATTCTTGATTTTTTGTGGTGTCGGTCTTCAACAAGTCCGTACCATCAAAGGTTTCTTCGATTTGTGGCAGTGCAACTAACACCCTATACCCGACAGGTACAGGTAGTTGTGCTTCTAGCTCTTCAACTGTGTCAACAGCTTCACTCATCGTCGTACTCCATTTTGCGCGAGAGGTCTTCTACATGACCCAGACAGGTTTCGAGACCCCGAATCAAACCTGTGGTTTCCTTGTACATGGAGAAGTCTTTAGCTCCCCCGTTACCAAGAAATTGTAGTGCAGAGGCTTTGTCAGCCTCGATTCGTTCTTTCAGCACGTCAAAGACGGTTTTAGCCATTATTGGCCTCTATTATTGGAATCTTGCATAGCTTTAATCATATCAATGTCAGCTTTTGCATTGTTTTTACGGCGTTCAGCAGCCATTTTTACGCCGTCTTTTTGAGCATTCATCATCAATTCTTGACGTTTTAGCTCTAATTCTGCCTGATCCATTTGGGCATCTTGCATGTTTTCTTGTGCTTGTAGCTGTAATTTAGCCTGTTCGATCTGTGCATCTGCCTGATCTTTAGCTGCTTTACGCTGCACTTCTTGCTGCTTGATCTGTAGTTCTGCCTGCTGCATCTGCACCACAGGGTCTTGTGCCTTCTGCTGTGCCTGCTGTTGTGCAGCTTGCTGTTGGTTTTGTTGTGTGACCTGCTGCCCTGCTTGTGCCATGAGGCGTGCTAATTCTACCTCCATGTTTTCTGGTAGCTCGGCATTTGGGTTTGGTAGTGGGGCACCCAGCTTTTCTTCTATTTGTTTGCGATACATGAACCCAAGGTGTTCTGCAATGTGCGCTTGCATCGCAGCCCCTATACGTTGTGCCTGCGGGTTCTGTCCTATGGTTTGCGCTATAGAAGGATCTTGTATGAAGGCTTGGTGTGTAGCCATATGCGCCTCGTGATCTTGGTATATAAATGCTTTTAGTGGTGTTCCTACCAACGCATTCATATTTTCGCTCACTGGATCTACAGGCTTTGCATCATCTGGATTGGGCACCAACCGATCAGCGTTTTTAACACCCAACACTTCTATCATCTGCCTATGTAGTTCCGGCAAATTGTATATTTGTGGTGCAGCCTGCGCCATCTGCAATACCGCTTGATACTGCACAACACGTTGAGCCATCGTAGAACTGTTCGGATCACTAACTGGTATGACATCAACTGCCATATAGTCTGCAACACGGGCGCTTACTTCACCTCGTATCGGTTCATACGCATACTCTTCAGGGGCGTTTTCCGCCATGATGACTTTTAGGAGTTTGAACTCCTGTTTCATGGCATAATGCACACGGGCCTGCACTGCTGCCATTGGCTTGAGAGTTCTCTCTAACAAGGCCAGTGTAGTGCCCACCGGAGCATTCGCAGACATATCGGACACGTTCATGTCACTGATCGCACCCAGTCTACGGCCCTCTGTTGTTATCTGGTTGAGTAAAGCTAGAAGTGTTTGACTGGGTTCCTTGTAAGGAAGCGTCATTATATTATCTTTGATGCTACCAGACGGTACATCTACATCTTTGAACTCTCCCGGCTCTATAGGCGTATCGTCACCTTTGATACGCAAACCACGAGATTTCAAACCGCCCGGAAGATTAGCAAGCGTACCAGCGTCCACCAGTTGCCGTATAAGCGACGTTCCAGCTTTAGCGTACCCCCCTATTATATGTATGAGACCTAGTCCGTAAAAGCCAAATCCGGGCACATACACATAATGTACAAAGTGTTGACGTTTTAGCATCAACGGATCATCGGGGTTCCAGTTCCTACGTACCGCTAACACCTCGTTCGACCCACGTTCTAGCGTTACAACATACGGTTTCGCTATATCGTCCTCGTCGTCATCAATACCTTCGATAACTAGATCTGCGTGGACTTCATAGAGCGAGTAGCGGTCATCGTCTGTTAGTGAGTACCCACCTTCTTCTGCTTTACGTTCTTCAATATCTGTGTGGTATGTTTGTGGCTCACCTAAATCTATGTCCCGATAAAACCCACCTGCCTGTAGTTTTCTTAGTTCGTTCTTTGTCTTACGCATGATATGCGTAACACGTTCTGCGGTTTCTATATGTGAAGCGCCGTACGGCACCACCACATCCTCTGCCGGTATGTATACAGCGGTCTGTCGGCCTATATTTGGATCAAAATATACCTTCTTAAACGCACTACCAGCCAAGCCAAGGCTGTATAACAACCGTTCATGCTCAGGTCTGTACTCCACCATGCGCTCGGTCAGTTCGTAGTTCATATCCGCTTTTACGCGGTTTGCTGCCTCTGACTTATCTTTGTCTTCTGCGCCTATGATTTTGACCTTTACAGGCCCAGCGGCGGGGAATGTTTCTGACATGGTTTCTGCTTGGAAGCGTATGGCTGCTTCAGCAAGCACTGTAGAATATACGCCACACGCGCCTTCCCACGGTTCAGTGCGTTCCTCATACTTGAAGCCCAGCACATCCAAACCTTTAACAAACGAATCTGCCCAGTCTTTGCGACTGTTTATGTCTGCGTCTATAGAATCAACGAGGTCATTAGCAAGACCTGTAAGAACGTCCTCATCCAGTGTTTCAGCTAGGTTTGCGTCAAAGGGAACCATATCTCCCATGTCTGCGTCAGGGATTATAGTAATCTCCATGCTGCCGTCGCTCATCGTCACCATCTCTGGATCGACAATCTCTATCGCAAGATCAGGTGCATCTTCGTCTATGTCGGCTGCGATACCTTGAGGCGCTGCGTACAAACTTTTTTCTATAGCCATAACCTGTCTCTAAATTAGTCTTGTGCGTCCACCTGCACGAAAATCTTTAGGCATTTCGGTAGCATCAGTATCCTCTAAGACAACCCTCTTAAAGTAGTTCCCCAAAGCACCTTTTTTTCTAACATCAGGAAAAAGATCAGGTGAAATCGCATTAATACCCATATCCATATACTCTACAATATCTGGGGATCGCATTAATGCCTTTGCGGCTTCGATTACTTCTTCTTCGCTAGAGTTAATTGTTGTGTTGTATAAGTCTGTATACAACTTAAACGCCTCTTGGTCTTCCATACCTGCTCTGCGTCTAGCCATTTCTGCTAACATACGAGTGTTAGCTCTTAAATCATCCCGATTCTGTGATGCCATCAAATCTTGTATTCTATTTATTATTTCCAAGCCATCGGTGTCTTCAAAGTGCCTGTACTCGTGAGCGAAAACACGCGGAGTTGCGTTTATCGCTTCTATAGCAGACACTGTTTCAGGTTCGAGCATTACCTCGTAGCCCCTAAATTCTTGCCGAAGATTCGGATTTTCGGGGTCTTTAATGTTGCCTGTGGACACGCCTTTTAAGGTAAGTCCTCGCGGGCCAATACCCGCTTCTTTAGGGAACGCTTTTAGCCTAGCGCGAGACGAATCAATCGTTGAGCCTTTTGGCATGTACGGAGCGACGGCTAGCTGAAACTCCGCATCGCCAAGTTGGAGAGAGGCAAGAAAATCTCGCTGTTGTGCCTCAGACATCTTATTTGCTGCCTTAGTGAGCACACTTTTAGCTTCAGGAGATCCCTTATCTATATATTCTTTTAATTCTGGTATTAGTGCCATTAGTAAAACCCACTTCGCCGCGACTTAAAATATACTGGTTCTTCCGGCTCATCTGTCGGCAGTCGTATAAACCCACCCTGCCTGAAACGCATGAGAGCCATGACCGTTGAGTCAACTAAGTCATCATGGCTCATAAACGGAAACCCAGCAATCTCCTCAACTACCTCTTCTGCCCACCGTGTAGGAGGAACCCACACCAAACCAGACGCGACAATATCAGATACTGAGTTAAGACGTGCAAGTTTATCACCTGACCCTCTATGCGGCGTATACTCCAAAACGGGTAGCCCCATGCGCCTCATCTCTTGGTATAGCGCCGTGCCCGATGATTTCTTCTCCACAATAAACGCATCAGGTTGCCACTCGTTATATTCTTCCATCGCCATGTCTTTTAGCTCTGGAAACTCCATGCGCTTCTTTATGCTGTTCAGTAAAACAATGTTGTAGTTATTAGTCTCTTCATACAGAAACACGCCCCATGTGGTGAGCGCCGTGTAGTCAGCGCGATTATGTTTCTCTGCCGCTGCGTCCAGCGACATAATAATGTACTCACAACTAGGCGGACTTTCCTGCTCCCACACCTGCCACCACTCGCGTTTAACAAGTGCAGCCTCTTCTGCGGTGGGTGTCTGCTGGTACTGTGCGTTCCACTGAAATGTCGGCATAGATGCCTTGGTTCGCATCAACGCCTCTAGGTCAAAGAACTCAGGCCACAGGGGTTTCTCTACGATCTCCTCTGTTTCCTCGTCCTCTATCTCTAATATAGCGGGAAACTCAACTATCTCGTACTCATCTGCCCTGTCATTCTGCACCATGTCGCGTGTTACACGTCCGGTCAGATCATCCATGTGCCATCGGGTCTGAATTATGGCTACACGACCCCCCGGCATCAGACGAGTACGCGCTCCAAACGTAAACCACTCGTACGCTTTCTCAAAAACAGAAAAATTACCGTTGATTACGTCCTGTTCCGAGTGCGGATCGTCTACTAAGAGTAAATCAGCGCCACGACCAGCAAGAGCAGAGCCAATACCACACGCATAGTACTCACCACCGACGTTTGTATTCCATCTACCGGCTGATTTTGAGTCACTTGCGAGCTGAACTGTAGGAAAAATGGCCTGATACGCCTCTGTAGAGATGAGATTTCGCACTTTTCGACCAAAATCCACTGCCAAATCGGTGGTATGCGACACCATCATCACTTTTTTGTTCGGATTTCGCCCTAAAAACCACGCTGGAAAGAAAATAGAGACAAGTTGGGACTTACCGTGGCGTGGTGGGATGTTTACGCAGATGCGATCCTTCCTACCTTTCTCAATATCCATGAGCATATCCGCCAACATGCGGTGGTGTTTGCCCACGATGTAGTCCGGCTGCATACGTTTGCAGAATTCTATGAGGTCATCGTACGCCGCTTTGTTGTTTCTGCGTACTTCTAGCTCATCAACGATACGATTTATCTCAACAATCTCTTCGTCTGTAAACGAATCAAGGTTATTGAGCATCTGCTCCACTTCGTCTTCGCTGAAACTAGCTATAGATTGAGTCATCTACCACTTCATCTACTGCATCAGCTATCTCGTCCACACCCAACTCCTCCTCTAGATTCAGAGCTTCCCCATCTAGAACGACATCTTCGTAATCGACCTCTTCTATCTCTACAGGTTGAACCAGCTTTTCTAACTTACCACGTAACTTGTTACGTAAATCTTCAGTTGACTGGTGCGTTACTGTGACTTCTGTTTTTTCTGCGAACAATCCTACGTCTGAGATCTTACCTAGAAGTTCTAACGCACGAATCCGTATACGCGGGTCGGCGTTCTCTGACTCTAATAACAGTTTATTTGTTACGAGGTATCTGATCTGAGTTGCGCTCTCTGCAACAGAGTGCCCAAACTCTTGCAGTATGTTGTTAGTCAGAACTATCGAGGCAGGGGTAAGTGTCGCCGCTTTCTTTGCAGTAACCTTTTTAGAAGTTTTCTCAGGATTGTCAGCGTAAGCCAAAGCAAGTTTTGCAGCAGCATCCTCGTCCTCCACTGTAGGCTCCAAGTCTAGCCCATGCTCTGCCAACTTCAACGCTGTATTACATGCTGCCTCTGCGCGTTCTTTTAGATCCACATTAGGTATGTCATCTGCGAGAGGTACGCCGATTTCAGGTTCAATCAATAGAGTCATAAGATGTGTCGCTGGCGGTTAGCCGTTGGCGGGAATATACAGTAAGTGTAGCCAAACTCAAAAGTCCAAAAAGTCCAAAACAGAACTTACGTGTTTTTTTGGACATCGTTTTCTGTCTACTTCTGTGTAACCAAATTTTCTAGAAGTATTTACGTGCTGGGTGTTCCGAAGATCTGAATAACCCAAATAACCGCACAGCCCTTTAAAAACGTGGGTTTGTACTACAAAAATTTTTTCTTGGGGGGACTTATTTTTAGGGTGGGGGGTGTTCCTGTGTAGAGGGGGGTGGGTCGCTGCCGCTGTAAAAACCATTAGATACTACTAGAAAATAAAAAAAGATACAGAAACTCACTGCGAAAGGAATTATTTGAGCGTATTAGTATGTATATGCAGCTACGCATGTCTGACAGCGCAGCGGTGGTACGGGGCGGGTGGGTCTGTTTTGTGTATAATTTATACACAAAAACCACCGGATACCATTAAATGCTTGCATGTAACACGTCATGGGGTTATAATGGATGGCGTTGGCGGGCAGATCTGCCAACGTAAACTTAAACTAAAGAGGAGACGGCAACATGCCAAATTCTAACTACAACATTAAAGGTATTAAGCAACAATCCGAGGCGTTCTTCGCGTCAGCCAATAACCAAACCGCCGCAGTAGCAAAAATGCTCGGTCTGGTCTGGTCGCCCAAAACAGCGCGGCACGTCAAAGAAGGCAAGGCGATGATCAATCGCGGCGATCTGTCCTTCAATAAATCGGAGCACGCGGATAACACGAAGTATGACGCGCTGCGACGTGGCTATGTCCTAGCCAACAACGAAAAGTTTGGCACGCACAAGCTCGCAGGATTCACTACGCTAGAGCTGTTCGAGATGACCCGAGAGGATGTGAAGAACCACAAGCTCGCACTGTGCAATGGCAACAAAAAACCAGCGACGAAAGCGCAAGCTAAAGCACTAGCGGCATTCATCGAGGCGCAGCGTATAACGAATAATCGCATAAGCTCGGGCATGGCAAATCTGCGAAACAAGATCGACGAAATGCTAGGCACGCCCAAAACGGTTAAGCCGAACAAAGCACCCAAGCAGCCGACTGCGAAGGGCAAGGATACCCAGACTGGCAGCGTATCTACCGATACGCACGTCGAATCTGGCCCAGTGACCGAGGCGAAAACTTCACCAGTACCGCGTGCGATTCAGCACCCCGTGTTGATTGAGCTGGTAAACAAACTAGCGTCGTTCGATGTCGCGGCGCAGGCAGTAATCGCGGAGAGTGACACCGTCCAAGGTTTACTCGCCGGACTGACTCGCACTCTGAATGACCGTAACAAGTAATCCACCAACTCCACCAACAGCCCCGCTTCGGCGGGGCTTTTTTTTGCCT